ACCTGAATAGGTCTGCCCTGCGCCAGCTTGTTTGGAATCGTCATATAGGTTGATTCACTGATGCGGCTGATGTTGATGTCAGACTGTTGAGGTGTACCGTTTCCGGTGCGGGTCACGGTATCCAGAAGGTCAATTGTGTCCACAGGGATGGGGTAGCAAGCCTGACCAGTTTCTATGGTTATGAAGCCCTGCTCAATTGTCCAAAGGTTGATGCCACGGTTGGCCCACTCAATGGTCATAATGTTGAGCGAGCGTCTGGCAGTTCTCATGTCATAGCCAGTCTTCATTTCCTGACCGCAACGCTCGTACGCCTCTTCAATCAAATTGACGAGGTCAAGATTAAACGATGTTGATCCGCTGGTAGTGGACATTATCTAAATCCCGCTGTTTTCTTTGCAATACTCTTTGGTTGAGCCACAAACTGTTTCCCAACCTTCTTACCCGCCCTCTTTGCACGGGTTGTAGCGGCATACTCTGACGCTGACAATGATTTGATTGCCGCCTCTGGCAGATAGCGTTCGCCTGTTTTTGACGAAGGCTTTCCTGACTTGGTTCGCCATTTCTGGTCGCCCCAGTCTTTCAGAGACTTTTGCGGCGCTTTCAATCTCTGTATCCCCCGCCAGCGGCCTTGTACTTCTTGGCAACAAGCTGTGCTTTACGGGCTGACCATTGACCAGCCCCAGTGCCTTGGGTTGCCGCCGCCTTGACTTGAGAAACAATCCGTTTGCGCAAGCTGGGCTTGGTGTAATTACCTGCGGCGTTTACACCTCCACCCTCTTTGAACTGTTTAAACGCAGCGTCATCCCGCCGAGCTTTACGCTTGGCTACAGGCATTTTAGAGGGGGCTATTGCTCCCATTCCACGACTAGCAAGCACCTTTGCCTCCGTACATACCGCCAGACTTCATCTTGGAGATCATGCCTTTGGTCTTGCCACGAATAGCACAACCATCTGCACGGCTGGACGCTGAACTCACAGAGCCGCCTTTGGCATACTTCTTAACTGCGCCGCCCTTCTTCATGTCCGCACCCGGTTTTGCATTTAGCACAGGGTCTTTGGCATCCTTCTTGGCTTGAGCGGCTTTCTTTCTTGCGGCGGCTTGAGCGGCACGGACAACCTGAGCCTCTTGAGCGGAAACTTTCTCCATCATTTTCGGCCCACCAGCCCAAGCCATAGGGTTCGTTACAGCTTCTTTTCTGCCGGGCATAGCCACATTACGCACTTCTTCCATGTTCTTTAAACGCTGACCTGCGGCACTCAACTTGCCTTCGCCTTGCGAAGCTTTTGCCGCATTTCTGCCCATTGCAAACTCAGTGGCAACCTTTGAAGCGCCGCCAGTCATTGGAGTTAAAGCCGCCGCTGTGTTTGAAAGATTACGCTTGACACCCTCCATTGAAGATGGGCTGGCGTAGTAATCATAAATTGATGCCATGCCGGGGAAATTTTTCCTGAGAGTGCTTTTTTCCTCTGGCGCTGACCCTTTATAAGATGTTGCTGATGCCGTTGGAATGCTTTTATCCACGGCTGGCATCCCACGACTCGTAGTGGCCTCCATGTTGCGCCGGTCTTCTTGTGACTTTTGAATTTTGTTTGCGGCTTTTACAAACTTGTTTTCTTTTGACTCTGGCAACTGAGTGTATTCAGGAGCAGAAGGACGCTCACCAGCCAAGGCACGGCGGACATCAGCATTGATGTTGTTCATATACGCAGAACCAGCATCACGATCCCGCATAGCCTTGCGGAAGATTTCTTCCCCCTCTCCCTCAACAAGGCTACCGTCAGTTTCGCCATCGTAGCGTTTGATTTTGCCGCCGCCCTTGAATGTTTTCATTTTTTTAGCCATGATTTCCCTTTAACAGGCTTTGCCGCCCATGCTCATTTTGACCATCTTGCCTTTGGTGTGACCTTTGGCTTGAACTGTATGTTCACCGTGAGGGCGTTTGCCACCTGATGTGACTTTGCCCATTGGAGTGGTGATCATGCCGCCTTTGGCAAACTTCATAGGGGCTTTGCCCATCATTTGCTTCTTGTCCATCATCATGTCTTTTTTGGAGCCTTCTTTAACGCCCTTCATTTCGACATCCTTCTTGGACTTCTCAAATGGCATCATGCCCTTTGGCATTCCGCCTTTTTTGAGCTTAGTGAGGTCAGTCTTCTTGCCGCCATGAGCTTGCTTGTCATGCATGGACATAGCCTTCTTGACCACCTTCTTGTCTTGTTTGAGATCGGACTTCATGGAAGCGCCGCCTTCTTTGAATTTCTTGCCCATATCTGCTTTCATAAAATCTTCTCCAACTGATTGAGGAACTTTTAGCCGCTTTGCGGCTGACGGATTGTTGGCTACCAAAGCCATCAAATTGTGTTGCTTTTTACTTTGGCTGGGCATCATCTGCCCCCTTGAATAAGCTGGTCAATTTTTTCTTCAAGGCGGTTAAAGCGTTGATCAATGTGATCTGTAAGTCTTTGCACTTCTGCTTTAGTTGCTGTATCACGAGCGATCTCCTCACGAGTTATGTTTAAAAGGCGCTCAATTCGCTTAACGTCTTCCAGTTTTTCACGAATAAAAAACCACAATGCGCCAGTGGTAAGCGTCAAACCCAAAGACCAAATGGTGTTCATGTCCATCACACAAACCTACCCTTCGTCTTGCCTTTGATGGCACAGCCATCAGCCTTGGTGACGTAACCACCTTTAGCGCAATTCCATGCACGAAGACTCTTGTTAATCCTTGAGTCTGGATCGTTTGCGGTCTTGGCGCTTGTCAGCTTCTTCTTCATGCCCTCCATACGGGCGCAGAAGGAATCCCTGCGACTGCCGCCTTCTGGCTGGGGACGTTTCAGATTCATCCCTTGAGCTTTCGCAGAAGCTCTCCCTTTGGCGTTTAAGCCGCCCTTGGGATTCTTGCCCTCTGCTCTTTGCCATGCTGGTGACTTAGCCATTTGCAACCTTCTTTTCTTCCTCTATGGGGCGAAGCATTGGGTACAGGTAATCTTCACCAAACGAGCCTTCAAACTCATGGATACCCATGTGTCCAAGCTTGATGGTGGGATCAATCCAGACCTCAAATCCAGCCTCTCTGGCACGGTCGCAGAAGACATAGTCCTCCCCAACATACCCCTCTGGGGTGGATTTGAAGTCAAAGAACGAATAAGACTTGCCGTCTTGGATGCGATCGTCAATGTACGCCCATTCAGGATGAGCATCTTGCAGAGTGGTGAAGACATCACGGCGGATGATCATAAAGGCGGTGGCAACACGCAAGGCACGGACAAGACCCATTGGGTTCATTTGAACCTGACGGTCTTCATCAATATCCAGCGTAGAGATGTAGACCTTGCCCTTTTTACGAGCCACAGGAATACCAGCCACAATGCCTTTTTTGGGGTCACTGTTCCAAGCCATCAGACGGAAAACATCATCAGCATTAAAGGTGATGTCAGAGTCAATGAACATCAGATCAGTGCAGTCAGACTCCAAGAAGTCATACGCAATCAAATTTCTGGCACGAGAAACAACGGAGCATCCAGAGACGTTGCCTACTTGGATTTGAACTCCGTGCTTCTGAGCTTCAACGCAGAAATGGGCAAATGAGATTGCCCACTTCGTTGCCACCTTGTAGTCATACGAAGGAATGCCGATCATTATTTTTCGACCAACCAGATTGAATGAGCCTTCTTGTTGCATAAGTTAACCGTAGAAAATAGTAACTGAATCGGCATCACCAAGGTCGCAGTAAATGCTTGTTTTAAACAAAATTCCTTCACCGGGAATTTGAATATAAAGCCCTCCGGAATGATTGGAATCAATCTCCAGAATCACTGAACCTGTGGCGGTGGCGGCATCATAAAATTTAAGATGATCAAGAGGAGCGCCATCCGAAACATGAAACAGCACTCCTTTTAATCTGGCTCGACCAGCATACAGCAAGGCACTCACGTTTGAGTGGGTCGATCTAACATCCGTTTGCATCATGGCTAATCCTTTCGAGAAAAAAAGGGGAGACTAGCTCCCCGTCAGATTAGTTTTGAGTGACAGATGGATTTGCCGCACCATCAGAGTTGCGAACAACGTAAGTGATGATGATGGTTGCCGCACCAGTAGTCAATGCAGTTCCAGCCAAGGTGTAGGTAACGATGGCATCAGTTGAGCCAACATTGAGGAACAAGGCTGGTGTTGTTGCATTTGCAGTCAAGCTGATGCCGCCAACAGAGGTGATTGTTCCTGTGGTTGTGAAGTCCACAGCGCCAATACTTAGTTTGGCAGTTGTTGCCGCACTGAATACGGTAGTGGTGACAATTTTGATGTCGGTGATTTGAGCGCCAGCAGGAAGAACAAAAGCAGTTCCAGTCAAAGTGCCAAACACGACATTTGCGGACTGACTAACTGTAGTAGCGCCCATGTTGCGAATTGATCCGGCAGTTGTGCCAG